TTATATGACTTACCATTAACATCAGTAATTTCATTTACCGTGAGTTGAGTAATATCAACAGCAGTGAATTCAGAACCCGGAACGCCATAACTGTCTGGATGAGCTTCAAAATCAAAGCTCACATTTAAACGGAAGCTATCCAATTTGATGACGGCAACGCCAGAATGTTTACCTGTGATTTTTGCAGTTAAGACACCGTAAGTGCTCGGTTGAGTCTTAGGGGTAAATAGGGAAGGTGTTTCTTGTGTCTGTAAAGCTGGTTGAAGCTGGCAAGCAACTAAAGAACCACCTGAGATTGCAAGAGCAGCCATGCTGACAAATGCAAATGAGTTGAATGAGTTAACTTTTACGTTCATAATTGATCTCGCAGTTTTGCAAAAGCACATCGGACCTGGGGAGGGGCGGTGTGCTTTTTTGTTGTCTGTAAGATAAATATTAGGTAAGCCTAATTATTAAGTCAATAGGTGTTCCTAATAAAATTAGAAATACCTAATTTTTGTGTTTTAATAGACAAAAGAAAACCCAACTATCAAAGGTGATAGAAATGAGTCTAGGCGAAGAAATGTTTGAATGGCGCAAGCAGATGGTTGAGAAACTACTGCTTCAGGAAAGTAATATTGATCAACTAGAAGAAAAAGTTGATCGTGCTGAAAAGATTCTTTTTGGTGATTGCACAGCCGCTTTCAAAATAGAGTGCACGCTTCGGAACGCGTATGCGCTGAAAGCTATTCTTGATGACTTTGCCACCAAGAATAACTGCAAGCTGAGTATAGTAGAGTGTGAGAAATCAGGGTTAGCTCATTCCTGAAATGGGTTTTGATGTGGCTTTAGGCTTTGGCTTAAGTTCTTTTGAAGCTTCTTCTACCGCTTTCAGTGATTCCTGGTAGGTTTTAACCCAAAGATCAGCACTTTTTATATTGATGGTTGAAGGATCAGTATCAGCAATGGTTGCCTTAGTAAGCTCTAACGCTAGAGCTTCTATGATTTCAGTTTTCATATTTTCTCCGATATTAATGGTTATTTAAGATCAATGTTGGCACAAAGTCTTAATCCCATAATATCAGGGAAAATTTGAATATTTTAAAAAAGAAAACCCACACGGGGTGGGTTAAGCGTTGCTAATTTTGTATTTTAAAAATCAAATTCTTCTTGTTTGGTAGTCTTATGCTCAATAACTTCCATAACCTCAAACTCTGTCTTAAGTTTTGTATGAGCTAAAAATTGGATGGTCTTTAGCTTAACCTTAAGTAAGTCGCCCTTACCAAAACGAAGCAATCCAGAATCAATCTTTTGCAGAAACACCTCATCAGTAATAGAAGCATTAATTGTTGAGCCGCCATTATTGAATCGCCACTTGTTTTTTTCCTTAAATGATATTGATTCAATTTGCAAAAAAGTTTCTGTGATGCTTTCGCTCAAATGATCATCAATGTCCTGAAATTTAAAATACTCAACTTCTTTTTTGTCAATAAATAGCTCAACATTTTCATCAAGCATTTCTTTTACAACATAAAATGAGTCAATCCCATCTTTGCTTAATGGTTCTAGCATTTTTTCAATATCGGATGCAATCACCTTGCTTCGGTAAAGACGTAACGCTCTTTTATCAACTTCTAAATATTCAGTTTCAGTGTAAAAGACTTTTGCATGATCAACAGTTTCCTCTATCTTAACAGGAGGGTTGCCTTTCAGTTTTTTATAGATTTGAATTACACCAACAGTAGCACCCCCAAAAAAACCAACCAATCCCAAGATCCCACTTGCGTTTGCTAAGGCCGTTGCAGTAGGGCCAACTAATAGATCTTTGATTTGATTCACCCAAGATAGGTGCTCAACAAATTCTATTCCAAAACAACCTGTTTTAAAGTTTGCTTTGACATTTAATTGAATTTCAAGCTTATCCCCATTGATCTCTTTATTGGCATGAGTCAAGAGGTCACTTATAGCCATCATAGCAGGCGCAAGATCTCGAACATCCATTAGGTGTTCTTCTAATGCTTTGCCATCATAAACTACATGGAATTTCTCACTCATAGCATCATCATCAATCAGGTCTGTATTGGTTATTGTCATAGTCTAACAGTCTGTATTTTTAGTTTCATCATGAGTTTGACATTGGTTGTCGCACCACTTTGCCCGAATCGCTCTAAAGTACTGTGTCGGGTTCACAACTTATTAATCTTTGGTGTTGTTAATTTTCTGCCCAAGCTTTCCTTTTTTTACCAACTGCACTACTTGTTCATTTGTAAGGACTGGAATAAAGACTTTATCACCAATGTCCTTTGAGAGGATCTTCACTTCTTCGGCTGTTAGCACCAAAGCTTCACCATGTTTCGCAGCATCATTGATGCGAGCAATAATCTGGTTGATTGGTCGTTTTGAATTGTCCATAAGTCTTCCTGTGATTAATGCGAATAAGGATGTTCTTGTCTATGCTGACTTGGCGGCACGATATCTGTAATAGCGGTAATACTTTGAACCTCGTCCATTTCAAAGAAAAATCGCTCACCACCATTCACAGAAAGCAAACTTAAAACCCCACCATTGATGCCGACAAATTCTTTAATTGTGCATCTTCCATCCTTCAAGCACACCTGAACAAACTCATTTGGCACAAGATCTGCATCAGGGTCGCATACAACATACCAGCCATTACGAATTGCTGGAAACATTGAGTCGCCAGTGCCTTTAATGCCATAGGCTCTTGGTCCTGCTGAGTGAGTTGGAACATACCCATCTCCAGCATTGCCTTCATAACCCATATCTGTGAAATAGCCATCCATGCCCATCTTGGAGTAAGCCTTAACAGGAACCCAACGCTTAGATGATGGGATAAACGGTTTTTCGATAATTGTTGAAAATAAAAGAGCTTCATCACTATCACTAATGTTGTATTTCTTTTTGAACTCTTCGATATCCAGTTGTTTAAATTTATCTCTCGTGCTTGATTGAATCTCTCCCGTGCCAGATGCAAGCCATGAAGGATTAACATTCAAAAATTTTGAGGCACGTAATAAATTTTCACCTTCCATTGTTTTGGATTTTCCAGACAGCCAATCACTCACAGAAGGAGGTTTAACTCCTACTGCACGAGCAAGCTCAACACCTTTAATCTTTTTAGGTGGCAAAACTTCCATGGCATACCTAAGTCGTTCAGCAAGAGTATTCATACAACTATCCTCACAATGTTAGGAAATCCTAACATAAATAAAATTAGGTATTCCTATTGATTTAATATAAGGAATGCCTAATAATTAAAGAAAAATTAGGAGCACGTTATGAATGACGCACAACTTATAGACAAGCTAGGTGGTGTCACAGCGGTAGCAAGACTTCTGGGGATTGCTCCGTCATCAGTTAGTGGATGGAAAGCTATCCCCCTTGATAGAAAAATCAGGCTAGCAGTTATTGCTGAAGATCTTGGTTTAACAACGCGAAAAGAGCTTTTCCCTGATAACTATCAAGATATTTGGATTGAACTTCGTCCCCAGACGACAAAAAGCAAAAACCTTGGATCATTAACCGCTTAGGAACTAAACCATGAGCAAAGTATTAAATGAATTGCCTGCAAGCGCTAGCAATAACGAATCGCTCATATTGCAAGCACTTAACGCTAGCAACCAAAGACAAGTAGCAGAGATGATAAATGTCGATGCAAGCATCCTTTCACGGATGAAAACAGAAAAGAAATCAAATGGATGGACTGAGATTGAGTTTATTAGCTTTTTGTTGACAGCCATTGGTTTGAAGGTTGTGCAAGAAAGTGATGTGTATTGCTCACCTGAAATTGCAGAAGCAACGCGAGTCTATTTAGCACATGCATTCACTTCACCTGAATACATGCGGATTTTATTCAAATAAAAAACCACTCCCCATCCAGGTAGAGAGTGGTTTATAGGCATTCAATTGAGGTGGATCAAATGAACACAAACAATTTATCAGAACAACCAATCGAACTCAACTCACCAGATTTTTTAATAGGTGACGTTGTAGTGCTTACTAAAGAGTGCCGTACTTTCAAATCAAATGATTTGTTTGAAGTTAAAAATAAAACTTTGACTAGTTTATGGACCATCAAATCAGAGAATCATTTGATTCTGGTTTCTTCAAAAGAAATCCGCACAGCAACAGTTGCTGAACTTAACGCCAAACGCCGGCTAACAAGCGCTGAGCAAGCATTAGCGGAGGTGTCATGAACAGCTTTACACACCAAATCAAAGATTCTCGCCAGCAAAGTGAAATCCAATCTTTCTATGAGCCTGCATTGCGAGTACTTGGCCACCTATTTGAGGTGAAAAAGCAAAATTTACGCAACAAGGGGTATGACGAAAATAATGCGGCGGTAACCAAAGTTGAATTTTCAGAGGCTATGGCTCGTCAATTTCGCATAACGCAATGGTTAGCACAGCAGATTGTAACCAGCTTAACCAAGGCGTGTTTGGTTGATTCGTTTGGTGGCTATGTTAAGCCAAAGGGTGGTGAAAAGTGAGATATGCAGCAAGAAGAAAACAGGATATTTCCGTTTCCACCACACCGCTAGAGGTGGTAATTCCACTGGAACAACCAGTAAAGATCTATTCGGCTAAAGAATTAGCAGCCATGCCACTTTCAGTTATGAATGCCGCAATTGAGGCTCAGGAAAGATTTTATCAACTTGAGGAATTAACTCATATGGGGGGGCAGGCTATAGCAGTTCGCCGTCTCATGGAGGATGGGCACAAACTAATTCA